CCGGATAGTTGCAGGAAATATCCCACGCTGTAAAGTGTGTTGGTCGGGAGTTTGTTGTCAGACATTAATCTCCGTCATGTGAAGGATACGGGCTGACACCCATCCACCCCACCTGGGGTCACACTTACTGATCAAGGCTTACTGCCTAGATCTAAGCTGTAATTAACAGCCATCCGCCTGATGATATAGGGCAAAGTCATCTGACTATAAATAAAGCTAGCCACGGGCGTAAACCATTCGTGGCATTTTGTGGGATCAACACCCACATATTGTGCTCATTGTCGGCACTCGAATACATAGGCAAGACCCCTTTACTGATCACACATTAGGTGAAATGTGAGAACTATCCGTAATCTACGGACGAGCCGGCGTAATCCGTGCATCTGCCACTATGGCCCCCTGTCTTATCGTTTGTTCCGGGGAGAGAAATCTCACCGGGTGTTAATCACCCCGAATAGCCACATGGTGACATGTGGTAGCCTAGCCGCTGACCTTCGCTCTCTGGCAGGCGCTGAAGCACACAAGTTTCCCTGCATTTTTGCGGCAGAGCTTGGTGTCACGCTTCGGGTTGTCTCTGACCTTGACTACCCCAACGGGTGGTCAAGTTTCGGAGGCGGTCACATCCAACCGCCCTGGGACTTGGCTATCATGAATACGTTCACGCAGAGTCGCGATCAGCAGTTTGCTGCTCGCCTTGTATATAATGTGTGCCACGCAGGCATGAGTACGCCCCTTAAGATAGCAGCAGTGGGAGCCATTGAGGTAGTAGTGTTAGACATTGTACATATGTGCACGTTGACCACACGCGCACAGGTTATCACTGCCATCATGGCCATTGTCAGCCGCTGTGCAGGTGGAGCGCTGACACACTTTGTGGCCGGAGTGGTGGAAGGTTTGACCGGGTATGAGCCCCAGGCAGGCGACTGGCTCAAGTATGGATTCGGTAAGGTTGTGGACAACTACCGCTCAGTCAAGCACTCCGAGCTGCTTAGACGCTTCCGCGTGGTCGCCTCGCTTCTTGTAGCGGGGGGCCTCGTTGGCTCGGATGAGGGCCTAATGCGCAGGGTGGTCACCACTCTTGTAGACACAACCAAGGAGGCCAAGTGGGATGCCTGGGACTTTGGCGAGGAGATGCTGTACCTGGTCAAGACAGTGTGGGACGTGGTGAACGACTGCATTGTCCAAAAGTCATGGAGTCCTCTGCTGGGTGCAACGGCAACTGTGCGCGAGATTGAGACTGAGAGGTCTTTTCTCAAGGCGCACCTGGACTGGTATATGGTTGGGTCTCTCACGCGCATCACGGATGGAGACCAGCCTGTTCACCCAGCACAATTTGTGTCACGTGTGGATGCACAGCTGCGGAGAGTGCGTGCATACCACAAGGCGTGCTTCCAGCCAGCTGAGCGGCTTGTGATGTCGCGCTACTTGGCTGAAGCAGAGGACATGCAGGCACGTGTTCGTGAGCGCATTACGCGCACCGCCACACGGGTTGAGCCTATTTGCCTGAAGCTAGATGGCACAACTGGTGTTGGGAAGTCTGCCATGATGACAACGCTGCTGCGTGATGTACTCCGCATAGCGGAGGCACCCTTCAGCGATGAGCACCTTGCAGTCATTGACACGGGGTCCAAGTACATGGATACCGTGACAAACCGCACGCAGGGCATTTGCATGGACGACGTGGCGAACACTCTTCCCCAGTTTTCGTCGATTGATGAGATGGTGCACATCATCAAGATCAAGAACACCATCAAGACTCCTGTGGCCAAGGCCGCGGTTGAGGAGAAGGGTGGCACGTTCCTTGATGTGAAGGCACTCGTTGTCAGCACCAATGCGCCCATGCTTTCAGCTGATATCACGTCGTGTGAGCCATCTGCCATCCTGCGCCGCTTCGCCTACCACATACTGGTGGAGGTCGCGCCTGGCTATGAGAGGGACAATGGTCCCAACAAGCTGAGGATGCTTGACCCCAGCAGACTGGATGCTGGTATCTACTCCTACGCACAGACTTTCACTGTGCGTGAGTGGGTGCCAAATGACCGTGCTGGTGGGCGGCGGGACACTGGGGCTTTCAGGGTCATACATGCTGGGCTCAACTATTCCCAGCTCATGGAGTTCCTGGCGCCCAAGATTCGCGACCACTTCGCACGCCAACGTGCCTATATGGCTGACATGACAGAGGCGCAGACGGACGTGCTTTGTGAGCACGGGTGGACCACTGCGCGGTTTTGCCATGTGTGCAGGACCGCAAATTTGGCAGTTGAGGCCGGAGACAGCGCGCTGGCAAGTGTTGGCCATCGCTTGCGGCGTGTCAAGGCGTGGGCCCGGCATGCGGCGGTCACGTGGCGCTCCATTGCCATGGAGTGCCCAGATGAAGGGTCAGTCAGCAGTGGTCGTGTGGGGCACTTAGAGCTTCCACCGCTGGCACCCACTGCGGCAACCAGCAACTTGCGCTTTTGGGACGTGGCGCCAGTCCCAGAGGCTTGGGCCGCTTCTGCTGTCAGCATACTGCGCCTGTGCCTTTTTCGCACTGATGTGGAGCAACTGTTCGTGCTGCACCCCACCATCTTTTTGGCAGCCGCATTTGGGTTGTGCCCGATTGTCGGGACAGCAGCATTGTGGGCCATGTTGTGGCTAGTGAGATGTGAGCCTGGGTTGGTCTGCAGTACCCTGGTATATCTCTGCCTACTCTTTGGCATCGCCTATGTGGCGGTGCACACGGTCAAGCGCCGCATCCGACGCAAGTCGTTGGAAGAATTGCGTACGATCGTGGGTATTGTCACTACAAGGCGTCTTGGTGTCACTCTTGCAGTGTTGCTGACTAGCATCGCAGCAGCGCTTGCAGTGAAGGGCTTGCTGCGTGGCAAAGAAGAGAAGGAGAAGCCACTGGTGTGGGAAGTGGAAGGCGCAACATCGTCGAAAGCCGCCCCGCCCGACCCTGTTGAGCGACCTGATGTGTGGGCACGCCGTAACTTGGCAGTGTTCGGCCATGCAGATGGACCTGTCGCCAACATGACGGCAGACCAGATCTATCAGCGTATTGGTCGGCAGCTGTATGTGGTACGGTTTGTGTATGCATCTGGCAACGTTGTGGACACACACGGGCTTATGGTGTGTAACAACGTGGCGCTGTTGCCCGCACACAACTTCATCAACCAGAGTGGTGCCCAATCGCAGATTGTCAAGATGTGCTTCCGGAAGACAGATCCAGCTACAGGGCCAGTGTTCGAGGCCAAGGTAGGGTCCACTTCTCTGGTGCGCTTGCCTGGCGACATGATGTTGGTGCAGGTCAACAAGTGCGGCACGATGGTCGACCTCACACCCCACTTCACAGATGATGTGGGGGGGCGCTTCCCAGCACTAGAGCTCAGGCGGGACTTTGGGAGCCATGAGCTCGTGCGGGAGACGTACTTTGCCCACACTGAGGGTGTCCATTGTGCTCAGTATGGGTGGACCTACACTGGCCTGCGGTACACTCGCTCTGAGCCGACGTTCCTAGGGCTATGTGGTGCACTCATTTGTGCCAACCAGCGGTACCCAGTCATCGCTGGGCTCCACACTATGGGGTGTGGAACTAGCGGCGCGGCCTGTGTTGTGAAGCGGGCAGACATTCTGGCGGGCCTGCAGGAGTTGAGAGAGCAGGCAGTGGTGAGGCTGGAGCCAGTCCAGCAACTCCACACGCGCCCATATGTGCCCCCTGGCCATGAGGAGAAGGCGGAGCTCACTGATTTGTGTGAGCGTTCGGCACTGCGTGAGGCGCCACAAGGCGCGCCACTGATCCCGCTGGGCACGCTAGCCAACTTCACCCAGGTGCGGGCCAAGAGCCGCCTTGAAGTGAGCCCCATCAGTAGGGCAGTTGAGCTTGTGTGCGGCGAGGAGAGGTTACATGATGCGCCCGCCAACATTGGCAAGTCACGTGTGGAGGTGACGAAGGTGCAAGAGTTCGGTGGTATGTGCCAGTTGGATCCGGACATCCTGCGGCTTGCCCAACAGGACCTTGCGGACGAGCTTGCGTGTGCTATAGTGGGGGGCAGGTTGCAAAAGTACCTGGTCCCACTCACAGAGCGCGAAGCTTGTTCGGGCATACCCTCCAGCCACACAGTGCGGCGCATCAATGTCCACACAGCTGCTGGCTTCCCATATGTGGGCCCTAAGCACCACCTCATATCTGCCGACCCCACAGATGAGCAGCCAGAGGCCATTGTGCTGACAGCAGCCATGCGGCAGGAGGTGGCCGATGCAGAGGACGTGCTCGCGAGGCGTGAGCGTCTGAACTTCGTGTTCAAAGGATCCCACAAGGATGAGGCCATCAAGATGACGAAGAAGAGGGTGCGCATCTTCGAGGGCGCGCCATTCCTGCTCTCGTACCTGATGCGCGTCTACTTCCTGCCCATCATGAGGGTGTACATGCTTGCACAGCTCGAGCTGGGGTGTGCGGTGGGTATT